GTGATGCAGGAGTATCGCCCAGAGCATGAGAGGATGTTGTGGGGCTTAGGTCTTGCAGGTAACGCGTTTAAGAAAGTGTATGTTGACCCAAGTTTAGATCGGCAAGTCAGTATGTTCGTGCCGGCGGAGGACATTGTGGTACCATACGGGGCTTCGTCCATCGAGCAAGCCGAGCGTGTCACACATGTGATGCGTAAAACGGAGAACGAGTTAAGGCGTCTCCAAGTCTCCGGGTTTTACCGGGACATTGATCTTGGCACGCCAGATAATGTCATGGATGAGGTAGAGAAGAAGATTGCTGAGAAACTTGGCTTTCGTGCTTCTTCGGATGATCGCTATAAAGTTTTGGAGATGCACGTTGACTTGGACTTACCAGGTTATGAGCATAAAGATGAAGATGGGAAAGTCACAGGTATTGCACTGCCGTATGTTGTGACTATTGAGAAGGGCAGCAGTACCGTCCTATCAATCCGTCGTAATTGGGAGCCAGAGGATGATACACATCAAAAACGTCAGCACTTTGTTCACTACGGTTATGTACCCGGTTTTGGGTTCTATTGCTTTGGTCTTATTCATTTGGTCGGGGCTTTTGCTAAGTCAGGTACTTCCATCCTCCGCCAGCTCGTTGACGCTGGTTCACTTGCAAACTTGCCAGGTGGCTTTAAGGCCCGTGGACTGCGTGTTAAAGGCGACGACACCCCGATAAGCCCCGGTGAGTTCCGCGATGTAGACTTACCGTCTGGCGTTATCAAAGATAACATCATGACGCTCCCTTATAAGGAGCCAAGTCAAGTTCTTGCTGGTCTCTTGGGTACCATTATCGAAGAGGGGCGTCGCTTTGCCTCGGCTGGCGATATGAAGATAAGCGACATGAGCGCCCAGTCTCCAGTAGGTACAACGCTGGCAATCCTAGAGAGAACGTTGAAAGTGATGTCTGCTATTCAGGCACGCATCCACTATTCGATGAAGCAAGAGTTCAAGCTTTTAAAAGGCATTATTGCGGACTACACACCAGAAGAATATAGCTATGAGCCTGTTGAAGGTTCACGTCGTGCTAAAAAGTCGGACTATGACAACGTTGAGGTTATACCTGTCTCAGATCCGAATGCGGCGACGATGGCGCAAAAGATTGTGCAGTATCAAGCAGTCTTACAGCTTGCACAACAAGCGCCTCAGTTATATAACTTACCGCTACTCCACAGACAGATGCTCGAGGTATTGGGGATCAAGAATGCGGCAAAACTTATTCCAATGCAAGAGGATCAAAAACCAGCGGATCCAGTTACAGAGAATATGGACGTGATCCGCAACAAGCCGTTAAAGGCGTTTATGTATCAGGATCATCAGGCACACTTAACTACGCATACGTCGTTCATGCAAGATCCGTTTACTCAACAGATGCTCCAACAAAACCCAGCAGGGCAGGCAATTATTGGGGCGATGCAAGCGCATATGGCAGAACACTTTGCATTTAAGTATCGGCAACAGATTGAGCAACAACTTGGCGCACCACTCCCATACAGTGAAGAGACTCCTGACAAAGACAGAGAAGTTATTCCTGAAGAGTACGAGGTACAGATCTCTCGTTTGGTAGCACAAGCAGGGGTTCAGTTATTAACTATGGATCAACAACAGCAAGCCAAGGCACAAGCCCAACAGCAAGCTGAAGATCCGATCATTCAGATGCAGCAACAAGAGCTTGCACTGAAGGGCCAAGAAGTACAACGCAAAGCGCTAAAGGACCAGACTGATGCGCAGTTAAAGAATCGTCAACTTGACATTGAGGAGTCCCGCATTGCCTCTAATGAAGAGATTGAGGGTACTAGGTTAGGTATAAAGATGGCTAAAGACAAAGATGCACAAGAGTTTACAGAAGAACTTGAAGGCACACGGCTTGGGATTGAGATGGCGAAGTCCAAAGAGCAAGCAAACAAACCGACAAAAGGTAGAGAATGACAGAACTAGAGCTTTTAACTAAGCAGATTGATGACAAAGCAAACCAACTCAAGGACGCGGTTGTAGTTGGTAGCTTAGATCACATTCAGTATCAAAAAATTTGTGGTGAGATCCGGGGTCTGCTCATTGCAAAAGGGTACATATTAGACCTCAAAGAAAGAATGGAGAACTCAGATGAGTGAAATCCTTATCGGCACAAACCCCGATAAACCGCAAATAGTAGGTGCAGTAAATTTTGAAGCAACTAACGAAGAAAAAGCTAGTCAACTACCTGAACCGATGGGCTACCGCATTCTGTGCGCTATTCCAGAAGTAGAGGATAAGTTTGATAGCGGGATCTTAAAATCGGACGAGACTCTTCGGCATGATGAGCTCTTAACTACAGTGTTATTTGTAGTTAAGTTAGGTTCAGATTGCTATCAGGACAAGACTCGGTTCCCAAATGGGCCTTGGTGTAAAAAAGGCGATTTTATTTTAGTGCGACCAAACGCCGGGACAAGACTGGTTATTCACGGGCGTGAGTTCCGCATCATTAACGATGACTCCGTAGAGGCTGTAGTTGAAGACCCTCGAGGAATTACTCGTAAATTTATCTAAAGGAGTCATAAATGGCTGAAAGTAAACAGGAAATGATGGATTTTGAGTTTCCGGATGAGGCGGAAACTAAGGGTAAACCCTTAGAAGAAGCCGATAAAGCTCTTGCAAAAGAGGCTGAGCCGGAGATTGAGATTGAAGACGATACTCCACCAGAGGATCGAGGGCGCGACCCACTACCTAAAGAAGTAACTGCGCGGCTGGAGAAAGATGAGTTAGACCAGTACGAAGGTGAAACTAAGGAGAAATTTAAGCAGTTAAAGAGGGTTTGGCATGATGAACGTCGTGCTAAAGAGGCTGCTTATCGCGAGCAACAAGAGACATTAACTATTGCCAAAAAGCTTATGGAGGAGAATAAAGCTCTAAAAGCTAAGGTTTACTCTGGGCAAGAAGTATTTGCTAATGCAGCAAAAGAAGCGGCTGAAGGCGAACTTGCTTTGGCAAAACGCGACTATCGTGAAGCTTATGAGTCAGGCGATGCAGACAAAATCATCGAAGCTCAAGAGAGAATGACAAGTGCAAAGCTAAAGGCTGAGCAGATAAAATTCTATAAATCTGACAATGAAGCTTTACAAAATCAAGAAAATGATGTACAACTAGCACAAGAGCAGCCTAGATACGTACCTGATACCAAAGCAAAAGCGTGGCAAGAGCGCAATAGCTGGTTCGGTCAAGACGAAGAAATGACTAGTTTAGCCCTCGGGTTACATGAAAAACTAGTTAAGGAGCATGGTATGTCCTACGCTACTACTAACGAGTATTACGACACTATTGACAAAACAATGCGTCGGAGATTCCCAGAGAATTTTGAGGAGTCTGAGGTTAGGGAAGATGAGCCACAGAAAACTAATCGTCCTAAAGCCAGCACGGTTGTAGCGCCTGCAACACGTAGCACATCACCTAAGAAGATTAGGTTAAGTGGTACGCAAGTCCAGCTTGCCAAGAAACTTGGACTAACACCAGAGCAATACGCCCGTGAACTTACTAAATTGGAGGCCCAAAATGGCTGAAAACAGATTATCGCGTGAGCTTCAAAACCGCGCAACAACAGAGCGTCCTAAACAGTGGATGCCCGCAGAGTTGCTCCCAGAGCCCGACAAACAGGCTGGTTATGCTTATCGCTGGATTCGTACTTCGACTTTAAATACTGCTGACCCACGTAACTTGTCCGCTAAATTGCGTGAAGGCTGGGAGCCAGTAGCTATCGAAGAACAACCAAAATTAAAACTGTTAGTTGATCCCAATAGTCGCTTTAAGGACAATATTGAGATCGGCGGATTGTTACTTTGCAAAACCCCAGAGGAACTTGTTGTTCAGCGTAATTCACATTATGCTAAACAAAGTGAGAACCAAACTGAGGCTGTAGATAACAATCTCATGCGCCAAAGCGACCCGCGGATGCCGTTATTTAAAGAACGGAAATCTTCGACAAGTTTTGGTAAAGGTAATTAAACTTAATTAGGAGTTACAAATGGCTTATCCTACCGTAGACGGACCCTATGGGTTCCAGCCGATCAATTTGATTGGTGGTCAGGTATTTGCTGGTCAAATTCGTCACATTCCTATCGCTTCTGGTTCAGGC